CCGATACCGGTTAAAGGGGGTAAACTAAAAAATGATTTAGTTCAAGCATATAATAAGGTTGTGCCAAAATCAATGCAACCTGCTGTTAACGAGTTGGCCGGTCAAGTTGGCAACTATGCATTAAAATCTGCTGGATATGGCGAACCAATACCAGTTGGTAAAGGTATTCGTAAAGGTAGAATGGTTAAAGGTAGTCCAGAGGCTAAAGCGTGGGCTGAAAAAATGAGACAATCAAGAAAGAAATAAACTTAATGTTTAATGTATATTTCTATATATATGATTTATCCAAAATATACAATATATATGATATTGCATAAAAATAGAAATATACAGGAAATATACATAGGTAGTACTACAAACTTTCCCCGTCGGCGATCACAACATAAAAAAAATACAACTAATAGAAGAAATAAATTATATAATACCAAACTATATAAATTCATTCGGCAATTTGGCGGTTGGGACTGTTTCGATATGGAAATTATAGAAATATATCCCTGTGACAATCTTATGGAAGGTAAATCAAAGGAGCAATTTCACATCGACTTAATTAAACCTTCATTGAATTCAAGTAATTCATTTAACTTAAAAATATAAATATAATCATATATATACACAATGGATAATATAATTATAAATGATGATACGAAATGTAAAACTGAAACAACGCACGTAGAAATACCATTTGACCCAGATATGAAAGAGCCGGGGTCGGTTAGGGGTGAATTAATATCAGAGCCCGAAATACTAACAGATAAAGATTTTGAAAGATTAGAGCGAAAAAACTATATAGTGAAAGTTAAAGTTGTAGCACTTGATATTTTAGATAAACCGTTATTTATGAACCCAAAAGAAATGAGAAATAAAGACAAAGAAATTTTAATTAACACTTGCACAGAGGTTATGGAAAAATTCACACCGGCACAAATCACAGAAAGATTTAATTATATCGTATGTAGAGACGTTTTAACACATCAAACCGATATATCAATGTTGCCGATTTATTCAAATAAAAATTGATTTATATTTTATACAATATAGTATATAATATACAATGTCCGGCCAACCTTACATCTATGCGAAAGATCCTGCAATGTTTAGACAACAATATATGGATGCATTAAATTTAACGAGTAATATAAATGATATGAATTTGAAAGCAAATCAAATATATAAAGCAACGGGACAATTACCGCCTCAAAGCTCTATGCCTGATAACCGAACCACATCTGAAAAATTAGCTGATATTGAAAAATTAAAAATTTCATTAATAGCAGACCTTAAACCATTAATGGGGTCCCAAATGGCACAAGAAGTCATACAGGGTGTTGTTAATAGTCCGTATAATTCAGACGGGGCGTTATTTACATTCTTCGCACAACGAGCCCCCGACATTGTAAAGACTGCAAGTGTTAGTTATAGATATGGGATTAAAGGAGATCAAACGGATGTCAGAAAATTTGTAACGATTGTCGAAAATATGTACAGTAGTGCAAAATCAATTACAGACACATCCAAGAAATTTTTTAATACAAATACCGGGTCAAACTTTACAGGAGCGACAAGCGATGAAATTAATAGAATTGTTGCGGCATATCGCACAATAATTCAAGATTTGCACAGGAGAGCTGTATACGCACCCACTCGACAACTCGAACAGTTAACGAACGAAGTTGAACGACGAATTATCGCATTTACGACTTTTATAGACGACGGGGATGCCGGAAATCAAGCCGGAAATAGAACATCCATCTCTTTATTGGGTCGATTGTCAAATTTAATTGTAAACAGGCAAAACGCAGGTCAAGCTGTTGACCCTGCTACAATAGTGAAGGTAGAGCGGTATTTGTCATATGTTGACACATTTCCAAGAATGGATAATATTATGACATTTTTAAATAAAATTACCAATATTTTAGGAATAGATAATTTGGCACAAGCAACGTTAAATCAGAGACGATATATACCTAGATCTTCCGATAATACCGAAAATATACCAATGATAACACTAATTTTACAAGATTTAATAAGCATTTTACCACCAGCAAATGATATGGAAGAAATGGCAAGAGGTGTTGCCATTTCTTGGGCAACTATGGGTGCCCCAATAGCTACTAGGGCATCCCCAGTGATCGATGCAGCTGCTAATATAGCACCGGTACCCCCCGTCGAACCCGACATTAACCCAAAACGAGCAGTTCCAGCATTTCCACCTGATATTGATCAGTTTTATGAAGAAAACTTTACAATTGAAATAATACGCGAAATAGTCGGCGATGCTGTTGGTGATAAAAATATCACTGCCCGGCTTAAGCAGGCAGTTCAAGAAAAATACAGTCATCACTACGGCCGTAACCCCACTAAAGCACAGCTTGGTTACCTCACTGCTGTGACTGTTCAAGACTACAATGGTTTGGAAATTCCCCCCCCCGAAACAATAGTCTGACAGTAAATATATCCAACCCAGGCCAACCACCGATTGTGGAAAGTGCATTAACTGAACCACCACCAATAATTCCAGAAGGTGTGTTAACTGAACCATCGCCAATAATTTCTGAAGATGAAAAAACATTTATTAATATGGTCTTTGATCACAATCAACTACTTGAACAATATTTAAGCAATAGTGTAGCCGAGTTAATAAATGAAAGAGTAATGACAGCAACTGATGAGCCCGCCGGCTTTGCATTGGAAATACTGTCAAAAGCTATTATAAATTTAGCAAATGACAAAGCTAAATTAACCAACGAAGCGACCACTTTAGAAAATCCAGATATATTGAATAAAAATATAGATACGATTAGCGACATTGCGATACAATTAGAAAAAAAAAGGGCGAAGTCGGCGCCCCAATTAAGAGGAAACTCACCGCCCAAATTAAGAGAAAAATCACCACGAACAAAACGCGCTATTATAACACAACCCAAACCCAAACCCGAAGAAAGACCATTGGATATAACAACAACCGAGCACATTCACAAACCACTACGTAGTAATTCTGTTGGGCGTAAATTAGAAGAGGTGCACCGAGCCCGAGATTTAAAACCAAAATCTAATGAAAACGTATCACCGTATATCAAAACAGCGTCAGATAACCAATTAGATGAAGCAATTTTAAACGAAGCCGGCATATACCAGGCACCGGAGTATAGGGGGCAATTAATAATTGAAAAAAAATTTAGGCTAACTGGCGACGGTTTACGGCGTAGAGTTGGGCGACCTGTTGGTAGTGGAATATTAAAGCCCTTTAAAGATAGGCTAGATAATAGCTTAGGAATACAACCAATGGCGAATTATATATCTTTCGGTAAATACGCAATTAATACAAGGAAATTAAACGACGATATAGTGAGTATACGTCATAAAACAGGAGGAAATATTATGGGTCATCCATCTCGGAAAGTTTCACCAAATTTGGCGAAAGTTTTTCGTAAAATTATTGGCAATGGTTTACCTGACTTTGAGGACTTATCAAACTTATCACAAGATGAGAGACAATATTTATATGATGTTTCAAAGAAAGCAGATATAGTCAGTAAACTAAATATACCAGCTCCGTCCAGAGATCAACAAGATAAAGATAATCATAGTTTTGAAGTTATGAAGGGTGAACTATTGTCCGGCAATGATAGTGTAGAAATGGTTAAAAAATTTAAATTGTTAATGTTAAAAATGTCTAAGTCGGGTACGTTGCCCAAAGCACAGGTAAATGAATTATTAACAGACTTGGCCGAACTCGGTTATTAATTTAAATGTTTAACAATATTATATAATATAATGTCTACCTCGGGTACTTACGGCTATTTTCCAAAAATAATGCAGCAAAATTCTATTTTACAACAAATGACAAGTAACAGTATGCAACCGGCTTTTTATTTTGGGGGATCACAGGTCCCAATTAATCTCGGATTACCACGCGGTCAGGGACTTAGATCAATGTATAAGCCTTCTTTGCATTCTATGAAATCACTTGGGGTGCAAGGTAGGGGTCTTGAAAATACATATTCGAGACATAATCGAATTACATTACCAAAACATATGTCGACAATTAGGAAAGTAATTTAAAATTCCCGATAATCGTTTTAAATTTTATCATATATACATATATATAATAAATGTTCATCATTGTTTTTAATCAATCAAATATAGTCCCGGATGGCCAAAATAATAAATTGCAATATAATTTTCCAAATTCCGTAGTACTCACTGATAAATATATTGCAATATGTTCAATCAGTATGTATTACTCTTGGTTTAACATTACTCAATTAGCAACAAATAACCAATTTACATTTACTTGGACGGCAGGTGCAGTCACTACAACGTATACTTTATTAATCCCGAATGGTTTTTATGAAATTACAACTATAAATGACTATATACAATTTTTTTGTATACAAAATGGCCTGTATTGGACAATGGCCGGATTAAATTATTATCCAATTGAATTAATATTAAATCCTTCGAGATATGCGGTGCAACTAAATACGTATTATATACCCACATCTACTCCTATAGGAGCAACACTGCCGGCCAATTTTCCGGGATGGCCGACCACTGCTCAAAATTCAGTTGTGACCATACCTGCAAATTTTAATATTATTATTGGATTTGCCGTTGGATTTATAAGCAGTTCGAATATTGGCAATCCGGTTATGACTTACTCGGCGAATTCACTCGTTAATAAAAACGCAGCCGGTACATATTCGTATTTATCATCAACCGCGCCTCAAGTACAGCCAAATAATAATGTTTTATTTGCAATGTCTAATATTAACTCACCGTACTCTCAGCCAAATAATATTATATATTCCTTAAATCCAAATGTGGATGTTGGACAACAGATATTTGAAGTCCCTCCAAACTACGCGTGGGTTAGATTAATAGATGGTACGTATAATAATTTAAGATTATCTTTACTAAATACAGCATTACAGCCGTTAATTATTAATGACCCAAATATGACATTTTTATTAATCATCAAAGATAAAGATGAACGATATTAAAATACATTTATAGTTATAAATATATATATATATATACATATACATAATGGATACTATAAGTGAGCAATATATAAATCAACTATTTGAAACATTCACATCTGAACGAAATAAAATAATATTGGATATTAAAAACGATACAGATATGCATAAAGAAAAAATATTATATTCTAAACTATATATAATCGACGGTATAATTAAAAATCTATTAAAATATCGCAATGCATTGGTTAAGGAAAAATTAAAAGATATCTAAAATCAACCATATATAAATACATTATAAATATATGGTTCAAAACATTATTAAACATTCTTTATTACCTTTCAGCAATGCTAGGCTTAAAACTTTAAACTCTCAACCGGTTACGGGTCGAGGAATGGGTTCAGTATTATTACGTACGGGAGGTGGGGGCGGAGCCTCGTCTTATATGGATATTGATGATTATATACATACAACGGGCATCAATCCATACGCTAAAGCATCGGTGCCTTTATCAGGCAAAGGTCTTCAACAGATAGGGGAAAAACTATCAAAACTCAATATATCGACCGTAACAGGGCGTCCTAAGAAAAAAAATATTCAAATCTCAATATAGATATAATCAATATAAAATCTGTTTAAAATATACATCATTCTTATATATCATATATAACAATGTCTGATAAACTAGTATTTGATTTAGCACAGGAAATTGAAGGATCTCCTAATGTTTTTGTCCGCAAAGACTGGATTAATATTTTGGATAATCAAAATCAAAATTACAATAACAATCAATCTGTCATTGATACGTCTCAGCTAAGTAACTCTAATAAGTATATGAGTTACAGAGAAGCCTATTTTTCAATTCCATTAATATTAACATTAGGCGTAACTGCTTCTGACATTACATCTGTAGCGGCCGTACTTCCGAGTACACTTGACACCTCGGCTACAGTATTGACTGATTTTTCAACCGGTAATGATTACTCAATTGGATTAAAAAACTGGTTTGGTCAAGTTATACACAGTTTCACACTTGATTACAACGGGACCACGTGCCTACAACAAACTCCTTACATTAATATTTGGAATTCATTTAAATTGATGACAAGTTTTAGTATGGCAGATGTTTTAACGCAAGGTGTTACAATTGGTTTTTATCCCGATGATTGGAATGCGTTTTCATTTGTACCGGTAGCCGCTACATCTGTATCGCGTGGTTATTCCACAGCTGGGACGGGGACCTGTAACTCAAATAACCCACCAATTACGCCATTTTTAGTTACGGGTGGGAATTCGTTTGCTTTAAATAATGCCGGAATGTTTAAACGCCAACAAAATATTAATTTTGATTTGGCGTCATCTACTGGCACATTCGTTACGGGCGCTGCTGCAGTTGGCAGCAGCGTATCTACCGGTACATATCAAAGTTTAATTTATCCTACAGATTTCCAAAATACTTGGAAAAATTATATATCTGCTCGCAGTAGAAACTCGACAATCGGCGTAGCCGCACAGGTTACATCAGCTACTAAGGATACAGTGGGTGGCTATATTCAATTTAGCATAGTTGCAACTGTATATTTAAAACACATTCATTCATTTTTTAATATGTGTCCTTTACTTAAAGGCGTCTTTATGAAAATGACAATGAATTTAAATAATTCATCATCGACGATTATTACTTCATCAATTGGGACGGCGGTTACACCAACCGGCACCAGCCCCCAAAACATTATATTGACCCCCGCGTCAATGATGTGCAGTTCAAGTCAAAATCCGCAAGCAGGTATTAATCCAATTATGATTGCATCTGGTAATAATAATAGTTACAGCGATGGGGCAACTGCATTGGCGTTTCCGTCGGGTGCTCGAAAATTAATACCAAGCGGTACCGTTGCTGGATCCGGCACGATAGTGGCCGGACAGATACTAGTTAATGTACAATATACTGCAAATATCTCAGTTGGAGCAACCGTTTTGAACCAAACTCTAGCCTCAATATACGGCGCTAGCGCTGGTGCGTTATCTAAATCTATATATTTATATATTCCGGCATATACGTTTAATCCGATATTTGAACAAGCATACTTATCAAATCCGGTTAAACAAATTAAATATACAGATGTATACCAATACCAAATTCAAAATATTCAGGCCGGGTCAATGTTTAATAATTTATTAACAAACGGTATTGCAAATATAAAGAGTGTATTGATAATGCCGTTTTATTCAGCAACTGCTGGTGATACTACAGCGTTTCCGGCCTTGATAGGAACAGCGGGGGCAGGGGTGACCCAAAATGGGATACTCGGTCTGCCTCTAATGTCCAATACTACTGGATTAGTTAGTGGAATGCCGGTTTGGCAGTCACCATTTGATCCCGCGGGCACTGGTTGCACATCTCCTCTTTGTGCTTTAACTAATTTCAATATTCAAGTATCGGGGCAAAACGCAATATATAACATTGAAAGATATAATTTTGAACAATTTAATAATCAACTATACGGTCAAAATGCTGTCAACGGTGGTATGACTGACGGTATCACTTCTGCATTAATCGACCGTCAAGCGTTTGATATGGAATACTGTTATTACTATGTTAATGTTGAACGAATGTTACCCGTTGAAGAAACAGTCCCGAAATCTATTCAAATATTGGGTCAAAATTATTCGAAAAAAAATTTAGATTTATACTGTTTCATCGAATACGCAAATTCTATAAATATAGATGCCCTCACCGGAGCCCGTGTTTGAGTAGAAAATTTAAAATACCTTTGAAAGGTTTATATATTTTCGAATATAAAACGGCTTAAGAATATTTATTGCTTTATTTATTTGTTAAATTATATTGATTTAACAATTTAGCACAATATAAAATATATAATGTACCATATACCAATTCACGCGTCACCTACGCAACTTTCAAAACTTAAACGTGGCCGATCGGTCAGAGTTAAACACGGTTCGGGATTTAATTTATTAGTTCATCCTGAAACATATAGTATTATTACACGGGCATTTGCTAAAGGCAAGGGTGCCGAAATTGCCCTTTCTCCGCCCGAATTAGAAGCAAATGCACATATATCAAATGGCACACCTGTAGCCGTTCAAAATCCTCAACATCCTCAAGCAGGAGGAGAAGTAGCCCCCGCCGTTGTCGGTGCTGGTATCTTTGGAGATGTTGGCGACAAATACTTAAAGAAAGCTGGTATTAAAAAATTGGCGTATACTGCCGGAGATTATATTAAACCGGTTGCTAAAGCGGGTATCGGTGCGGCGTTAACTGCTGGAGGTGTCGCCCTCGCCACGGCTGCTCCCGAGCTAATACCTGCAATTCCACTTGGTGTGGCAGGTGGGACAATGTTAGCGAGTGATTATTTAGATCATCCTCAACGCTACACTGGTAAATCTGGTGTTAAAGGGAAAAAACATAACTCTTTGCCGGAGCAACACGCGCAGGCGCAATTGACAGAGAGTTTAAATAATCAATTGGGAACCAATATGGATTATATGCGTCAAGCTGGTTTAGCTAATGCTGTGTCGCAACAACAACAGGCAAATTTAAATGCGTCATCTATTGGATCTCGATTTACAGGAGACGGGCTTCATCGCCATCAGCATATGAGACAGCACGCAATTGTCGGTAGGGGTGGTGGTATGGTTGGGTCGTCGGCGTCATATGTCCCACCTGCTTTGGAAAGTCAACCATTTTCGGCTAATTATCAATTTCAGCATTTTTTCCCACCCGCATATCAAAGTTTAATGCACGGTTCAGGGCTATATTAATATATATATTATACGGGTTTAAGGATTTATATATATATATAATATTATATATAAATGTCCCTTACAGATACAGATATTGAAAATTTAGCAAAGAAAATGTCTATTCCATTAGCCGGTGTATTTTTTAAAGATGAACTACCATCAAAATTGGAATTTAATAAATTTTACATTATTAATCTTGAAAATTCAGAAGACGAAGAAGGAAACGAAAACGACGGCACGCATTGGACAGCCGCGCAGTGTAATCAATATCCAAACGGGACCAAAGAATGTATTTTTTTTGATCCATATGGCCAACCACCAAGTGAGAATGTAAAGAAGGTAATTAAAAATACAACCGGCCAGGCAAATGTACCACATACGACGAGAGATATTCAATCTCTTATGAATAATGCGTGCGGGTGGTATTGTTTAGCATTGGGGCATTATATAAATGCGTCACAGTATCGCACTAAAAATCTTCACGATGATGTTAATGATTTTGTAAACTTATTCGATGATCTCAATACGTCAGTTGATTTTAAGAAAAATGAATTCGTTTTAAAACATTTCTTCCGTAGCTCTGATCCAAATTTACGTCAACCAATAGAAGTAATAAAACCGGTGTCCGGCATATCTGATCAGGATGAAAAAGGCGGCCAAGATGCATTCAGAGGCGTTAAAATACCTGTAGATATAAACGTTATAAATAAACACGCTTAAAATTGTATCTATATAAATTTATATATATAATGGAAGAAACAAGCAAAACTATAATTAAATATAGCTCATATACGCCAGCTCAGAAACGAGCTACGCAAAAATATAGAGAAAATAATAAAGATAAAGTGAATGAGCAACGTAAAAAATATTATCAAAATCGCAAAGCGAGAGACCCTGATTTTTTAGAGTATAAGCGTACAAAGGCTAAAGAATACTATCAATTAAAAAAACAGAGTTATATTAAACCCGTTCGGGTAGAAACCATAATGCCTTCACCAATTGAACCAACTTCCGAACCTGAAATTATATCACCAACTGTACCTGAAAAACCAATTGGGAAGGTTAAGCAATATTTACCAAAAAATAAAACAATATAAATATATATACAGTATATATTATAATGTGTATCATAGAGGAAATTATAAATTCGCCCGACTATATACCGTCGTATTGGTTATCGTATGATAATAATATAAAAAAAATATTTCAAAGGAAAGTATTAAAACAATTAATGAATAATTGGACGGACACTATGAAATGGCTTATGGTATATCGCCATTTTGAAATTGACACAAATCCAATGATGGAAATGATTACAAAAATATTTTTATTCATCTATCGCAATAATAAACAAATTTTAGCCAATAAGCGACAAGAAAGACGCAAGCTGATAACAAAGCGTAATAAATTATATACGCTACGTAATAAAATAACTTTATAAAAACAATATAAATTTTATGATATATAATATATTATAAAATGTCAATCAATAGTTTAGATTTTAGTTCAGATGAGGAAGAAATAATTATTCCGGAATACGTTTTAAACAACATTCAAGTTGATTTATTAAGCGACGAGCCGTCGGATATTTCGTCGTCGGATGTTTCGTCGTTAGATGATGAAAGTATAACAGAGGATATGTACACAGACACAGAGGATGATGCATCGGTGGATTTGGATAGTGAATGTAGTGAAGATGAAATGGATTTAATAGAAGGTGAGGAGGAATACAAAAAATTTAAACATTTGCTTGCTGATTTAATAGAAGACGATGCTATTGAAGATTGCGAAGAATATCAGCCAAAACATAAACGAAATAAGATAAGCCAATAAAACTCAACCATACCCGTATATATGGATGTATATCCGCAAGATAAATTTTATATTTTTCAATCATCATATTTTTTGATTTCATAGTTTCTTTATAATGGAGTAATAATTTATTTTGGTTAAAATTAGCTTCAGTACATAATTTATATTGTTTTTCCAATTCTATATATCTAATTGATAAATCTCTTAAATCCTGTACTTGATAATTAGCCTGCATAATTTGTCCCTTCATACTGGCCATCCCATTTCGAAAATCTGTATTGGACGCCTCTAATTCGCGACATCTACTCTCGCACTCTTGTAATCGTAGCAATCGTGCTTCGTGCATACTTTGTAAAGAATTATATCGTTGATCTATACTATTTAATATTTCTGTCATTGTTTTATAAATATATATATATATATATTTATATATATTTAATTCTATAGATTATATATATAGAATTAAAAATAAAACGAAAATGATCAACTTCTTTGATAATTGTAATACATAATAATACCGGCAGTTATAACGCCAAAACCTATGTTTAAATATACATTCATTGTTTGTTTTTGTTTTAGAGATATATGATCTATTTTTAATAAGTCATATTTATCACATCGTTGCTCTAATAAAGTATTACAGCTCTCGGTGTATTGTTGCTGTAGTTTACACGTTTGATGTATTCTCTGTAACTGACTATAATTCGCATTTACTATGCGGGCGTGTCTGACCAGGTCGATATAATATGCTTCTAATATTTTCAGTTTTTCTGATAAAATAAAATTTTCTGTCATTAATATATCTATATATAATTATGTCTATATATAATTATATTAATGAAATATTTATTATTCGATTGTCCACATTGTAAATTTGGTATACTCATATATAAAAACGAGTTAAACTGTCGAATATTTCGATGCGGTATATTAAAAAATAACGGGGCACAAATACCGCCACACCTAGCTAAAGAAACGTGTGATTTATTATACATTCAAGGCTATATATATGGATGTGGAAAACCTTTCAAAATTACTGACAATAATGAAATTGTTAAATGTGGTTATATATAGGCTCTAGGTGTATGTTTTCCGTATATTTCTATTTCTATAAACTATATACAATTCATATGATTATAGAATAAGTTATAAAATAGAAATATACGGAGAACACAAGAATATATTATTAGGGAGGTAAAATAACCATTAATAAATAAATACATAGTTTAAAAATAAATAGTTGTATGTTTTCCGTATATTTCTATTTTTATAAACTATATACAATTCATATGTTTATATAATAAGTTATAAAATAGAAATATACGGAGAATACATAAAAAATAAAATTAATAAGCCTCGTTCGCAAGCGTAGCGAGGTACGAGCTAACAAAATAGCCCCCTTAAAATAACTATTGAATTATTACGCCAAGGGCGTAAGCCCTGTCGGCGTATTGGGTCTCCTCGTTCGCAAGCGTAGCGAGGTACGAGCTAA